GAGTTCTATTTGATTCGATGGCCGCTTTGATGCTTTGCGAGCCAGTACCGGAACAGAATGCATCGAGTTTGTTCTGTGCCATTCTTTCGTCAACGCGGCCAACAATGACCATCACGCTGAATTCATGTTCGTCGCCACCACTGCGAGCAAAGGCCAAGTCGTAAGTGATGGACGCAGGCATGACAACGGCAATGGGTGGGCTGATCTGATCGGGCACTGTTGCTGATGTTCGCAGCCCGGTGATCGTTGCAAGGTTTGTGGCGATGCCGGTGCGTATCGCCGAAACGTCAGCCATCAGTTTGCCGCAATCTTTTTGAATGGGCGAATGAGCATCGCAACATCGGGGTCAACCTTGCCGACTCTAATGGCGCCCATGTCTCCAAACCCTGCAACGCCTAAGGGTGAGTCTAAGCGCTTGAAAATTCTTGACGCCTGAATGACTGTTGCCTGGGTAACTTGAATGGGAGTTGGCGTGAAGCCATAGACACCTTGGATGCGCACCGTTGCTTGCCGTTTGTAGATTGGCAACAAGTAGTCACCGATCATGCGCAAACGTGAGATGGGAAAGGCGTTGCCGCTGACCCGTTGGTTCAATGGCTCGGTCTGGTAATCGGTAGCCGCCAAGGTAATCAGGAAAGTCAGTTCACCGGCGTCGTCTAACTTGACGCTGACAATGCTGGTCAGGTCGTCAACGTCCACGACATAATCATCATTTGGCTGGAAGTCGCGGGTTGCCGTTCCTGAACTAAAAAAGTTTCGATCGCATTCAGCGTCAATCATTCGACTTGCTGACTCCACTGCCATTTCCAACAAGGCATCGTCAACAGAATCAGTGATGCGCACAGCAGCTTTGATCTGGGTCAAAGTGCAGTAGCCGTTTGTTATCGCCACTGGGTCTCCTCATAAGCATTGTGAATGTGGGTAATGACTGATGTTTCAGCAAACCAATGTGGCAGTCTTTGGTTCGGCCAATGGCATGTTGCCGGGGGTTGGTCAATATGTAGCGGCACGATGTCGTTGCGGAACATCCGCAATAACTGCATCGGACTTAGCGCCAGATGTGTGCCGATGTCGTAAGTGCCCACAGGTGCGGAAATGGCGGCCAAATAAGCGGTGCAAACGTCATCTGTGTGGATGAAGTCGCGGGGCTGATCTGAGGCCGCTGTGAGTGCCTTAAATCCCGTGAGGTGCCGCACCAGTTGTGGGATGAATCCACGGTCATCACGCACCGGGTCACCGTAAACACTGAACAAAGTCAGAGTGGTGTGACCTGCAAACATGCTCTGCTGCGCAGCCTTGGTGCGAGTGTAGAAAAGCGACTGCGCATCAAAGCCGGCATGTTGCCACCAAGTCCCGGTGTTGATCACAGGGACGCTGTTGCGGTCAGCCCAGCGCACCAAGTCCTCATTGAAATAAGTAAAGTTGGTGCAGGCTTGCCCATCCTTTGGATTAGGTGCGGCCAAGTGAAAGATCACATCAGCGCGCAGGTCTTTCGGGATGTCTCTGCCGATTGCTGTGAAGTCAATCCCGGCATGTGTTAAATGCGCCAACATTGCCTGACCAAGGTGACCACTTGCGCCGGTCACGCCTAGGCGCATGACTACATCTCCACCGAAACATAGTTCCACGAAGTTGCAGATTCAGTTGGCTCAATGCCTAACCTTGTCAGCAACTCTGACCACACCGCTGGAATGTCAACAGTTGGGTCACTCGCTTCGACAAATTCATTGACATGTTCACAACCAACAACAATCGCTGGCGTTGCGTGAACCTTGACCCGCTTGCACCCTGTGTAGGCAAAGGCAGGGCCGTAAAGTGTTGCAGCCTTTTCCCGTGCCAGTTCAACATCTAAGGCGCTACGGCGTAGCACATTGGCCGTGATCAGGGTTGCCGCGATCATGATGCCAGGTTGCGCCGCCTCGATCTCTGCCGGCGTTCCCACCATGCCAGCTGCGCCGGTTGGTGCGTTCTGACTTAACAGAATCAGGCGGTCAATGTCGGTGTGTTCAATCTCATTAAGAATGTCGGCAATTGCGTTGGGCAGGATCGTGTCGTCATCTGAGATTGTCCACAACCATGCACCGCTGCCGATGCTCAAGCCGCGTTCCAAGTTGGCAACGCCGCCCGTGTTTGACGGTTGGTGCAGGTAGGTCACCGAGCACGGCGCGTTGCTGAGCAAGCGCAAGGGCGCCAATGCGGTTTGATCAGGGCAGTTGTCGGACACGATCAACTCACATTGGTTGGTGAGTTGTGGCGCCAGACTTGCAAAAAGATTGGCAACCTCAGGCCGACGAAATGCCGGGACGTAGATAGTGAGTTTCGGTTGCGCTTTTGACTTGGCAATGATCGTCGTCTTTGCTTCGGCAACCTTTGGCGTCTTGGCCAATTCTTTTAGATATGGCCGCCAGTACTTTTTCCACACTCTGTCAGCGTCGTATTCGAGTGCGTGTTTGCGCGCCTTGTCGCTGCGATGCTTGCCACGGGCGTAAGCCTTTTCAAGGGCGTCAACGATGCTGGGAATGTTTGGTGTGGCAAACCATGACAACTGTGTGCCATCCCAGTAGGGCTGGTTCTCTGTCAACCAACCGTCACCGAGCAACTCAGGCGATGCACTGAAGTCATTGGCCACGGCCACAGTTCCACAAGCCTGCGCCTCAAGCAGGGTCAAACCGAAACCTTCACCCATTGTGCTGGCCAGTAGGACATCGGTGCCGTTGAACAATGCCGCCATCGCCTCGTTGGGAATACCGTTGTGCATGGCATGTTGGCTGACGAACTTAAAATCATCCTGATCTTGCAGGCCACAGGCTCGCAGTAGGAAGTCAAGGGCTAGGCCGCCATAGTTGCCAAAACGCTCCGTGTGTAGATACAACCGAACATCGGGTTTGTCTTGAGCAAAGATTGAATACGCCAAGATGTTTTCAGCCCATGACTTGCGGTGAATACCACCGGCGCTGCTGGCCTTGTTGGCGTTAATGATTGACACCACAAACAAGCTGTCGGGATCGTCATGCTTGAAGTTCATTAGTTCGCGCCCGGTTTGGCCTTCATAGGTTGCGCCTGGGGAATACATCTTGGTGTCAATTGCCATTGGGATATATAGCGCATCAGTTAAACCGGCGCGCTGCATCTGCTCAAAGCCAAACATGGTCACCGCAATTGGTGTGATGTTCTCACGCTTCAAGACTTCCAAAACATTTGGTGGGAGTGGCTGATGATCCACCATTGTCCACACACTTGTTGGGACGCCTTTCCACATTGCCTCTGGCATTGTCCATGCATCAAACAGGCAGATGACGTGGGCAGGCAGGTCAGGGTTTTCGCGTTTCCATGTTTCAAAGTTTGCGCGAACGGTGTCATTGGAATACGACTCTATTCCCATTGGAAATATCGGGATGTCATTCCATTCACTGCGCATACCTTGCAAGCCATAATTGCAGTTGACGGCGATGGCGTGACCGTCAAGTTTGATTCGTTCAACCGCTTGCGCTGTTTGTGTTCCGTAGCCAGTTCCGCACCAGGGCGCGTTGCTGTGCCACAACAATGCCATTGAATTATTCACAGGGTTCTCCGTTCGCAGGTTGCGCAGAATTTGCAGGGGTGAAGTGTGGGAGGCCAGTCCTGCGCCCCGACCTCCCACACAATTAAGTCACTGGTGCAACTGACTAAGCAGTGCCACCAATGAAGTACTTGACAGCATCGCTGCCGCCGCCACCAAGGTCACCATCAAGGCGAATGGTTGCGCGCCATGCGATTTGATCGGACAGGAAGTAAGCCTCATCCGAACGTACAACTTCAATGCCGCCAACAACGCGAGTTATGAATGCGCCCATGTCGCCGAACAGGACTGACTTGACGCCAGTTCCCTGAGCTGCAACATATGGATTTTCAAAAACGGGATACCCGAGCAGCGATCCGACCATGCCTTCGGCGGCGTAGGTCTGGAACAGGTAGCCTTCGGAACCCTTGAGTTGACGAACGCTGCCCATCGTTGCGCGGCTCATCATCCAGCCTGCACCGGGTTGCGCCGCGTACAGTGAATCAACTGAGTGCATGAGTGAAATCAGGTTGTCCGCGGTGAAGGCGCCCGTTACCCCGGTGCCGCCACGAACGCCTGATCCAGCTGCGGTCACAATTCCGTTTGGCTGAACCGTTCCGGTACCCAGAGTCAGCGCAGAGTTGGAGGCAGTACCCAAAGCAACACCCATTTGAGCGCCAAGGAATGCCTGCAAGTCAATGCCGGTGTCCTCAACAAGTTCACGCGATGCAACAACGAGTGTGCCGATCTTGTGACTGCGCAGTGTGATGTTTGCGAACGTTGGGTCGGAGACTGCAAACGTTGCACCCTCAGCGACCGCCGTGCCAGTTGGGCGTGTGCTTTGAACAGGCACCTTAATGTCATTGCCGCTGTTGGTGTTCAACAGGTTGACAACCGAACCGTCAAGCATTGGGCCGGTCGTAATCAATTTCTGCTGGATCGTTGCAAGGAATCCCTGCGGAACGGTCTCTGGGCCTTTTGTTGCGGTGTCAGTGTCAAGTGCGCGACGTTCGAATGTGTGCGAACGAATCTCGCCACGCGCCATTGCACGAAGGATGTCGGAGTCGCTGCGAACATCGGAACGTACTGCATCGGTGCGAACCTCTGGTGCGAAGGACATTGCCTCTGCAACTTTGGCGTCACGCATTTCTGCACCGCGAACCTCGTTGATGTGATCCTGGCGATTGTCCATTTGCGCGTTGAGTGCATCCCATGCGGTCCGCTCTTCAACGGACAGTTCACGCTTTTCTGTTTCGGCGCGCTCAAGGTATGAACGTGCTGAATACAGGTCTTTGTTCTGGGCTTCAATAAGCCGTTCCAAGTAAGACATGTTTTCTCATTTCGTTTGTTTGAATTAGTCGCAGGCATGACAAGGGCGCGGCTCCGCTACCCAACAACGCTGACCGGCTCCGGCCTTGCGCTAGTGCAGTGCTGGGAATCGCACCCAGTTGCCTGACAGTTTCACTGTGTGGTCAGGGCTTTCTATTCACTGCGATAAATCAGATGTTCAATTGCTTTGCAATCAAATCCAATTTATTGATCAGAATCCCCATCGGCACATTGGCCTCGGCGGGGACTTCCTCAAGTTTGCCGGCAGCACTATCAACCACAGTGCGCAGCAAACTCGCCTGATCGTCTGACAACTCACCAAGTTCTAGCGCAGCAATTGCGTCAGTGAGTGCATCAAAGTCAGTGGCGGTGCGGCGCGCAATGAGTCGCAGATTGCGAACGCTTGCTGTGGTCGCAGGGTAGGCCGCGGTTGAGGTGACAACCGAAACTTCATGCAGGCGAACTTCATTCAATGTGCGTTCAGCGCCATTGTCGCTCCACGAATCACGCACGGTAGAAAATCCGAAACTCATTGTGTTGACGGTTCCATTTTGAATTAGCACGCGCAAGTCATTTGCGTAAGTAACATCAGGCAAATCGGCTTCAACAAATAAACCGTCAGGGCGATCCTCAAGGCGCAAGGTCTTTGACCGCGTTGACGCAAGCACATGTAAGTCAGAATGATTGACAAACATTTTGATGTCGTTGCGTGATTTAAGTGAGCGCGTGAAAGCGCCAGGGGCGATGCGCTCAACGAATGGCAACGGCAAACTTGGGCTGTCGTATTTGGCTGCGTATCCCATGAAGGTCATGCCATCGCCGGTATCAGCTGCGCGCAACTCCAAAGGTTCGGTGTCAATAGTTCTAATCTCAAGGTCGCTCATTGTTGTCCTTCCTTGCAAACGGTTTGATTCACGTTCCAGAAACCTGATTGCAGGCTGTGGGTTTAGTGGGTTGATTCCCCACAAGTAATGCGCCACCGCGCCGGCGCCGGGCCAGTCAGGGTGATTGGGGTCATTGTTTTTTGGTGCTCGCAAGTCAACGGCATGACGCTGTGACCAGGCATAGGCGCGAATGATCTTGTCATCACTGATGTTGCCGTCAGCCATTTCACGCGCTTCGCGCACGGTGGCATCGGTAACGCCATCACCAGCGAAACCTTCACGCCGTAATTCAAGCCCACGCGCTGCCGCCTCTTGCATGTAGTTTGGCGGTGTTGCCCGTGTCTCAATAATGGCCGGTGCTGTTATCTGGTCAGATGGTGGCGCCGGCTGGCGTAGTTCACGATTAGCCACATCAGTATTAGAGTTGCGATCATTGTCACTGTTTTCGTCAGGTTGCCACGCGTTGCAGTAGTAGGCGCCGTTGACGTAATCATCCCATCGGGTGCAATATGCCTTATCACCTTGAATGTTTGTCTCATCATAAAAAAAGCAATTGCCACAGGCGCGACCATCGGGAACATCAAGTGCCAATGCTGGCCGGTAGTTCTCGGGCAACACCCGTTCGCCACCT